GCCGCGATAGCCTGCTCGCGAACCCCCACCAGCGCATCGCTCTTTGGAGTAGAGGCATCGACCACCTCGTTGATTCCCGTGGTGTCACGGATCATACGCAGGTAGTGATTGTACAGAGCAATGAGCTCGTTGATGTTACGGATGCTGTTGCCGATCTCTCGAACAGGGGGGTTCTGGAATCCGCCCTCGGGGTTCTTACTGCGGTAGTAGAAGACCCCTGTCTGTTCGTAGATGTCGTGGAGCTCAAGCGGTTGCAACTCCCCGCCCTTGCCGAGCTGCACGTTCTCCAACCCCTCAATATCGATAATCAGTCCGTCGGGCTTGGCCTTGGCGATAGCCTGCTGCAGCTTCAAATGGGTAAGCTGCAACATATCGGCAAACCCCACGCAGCTATCCACCATAGACTTTGGGAGCTGCTCGTTGAGGTTGACTGCAACCGCAGAGTAAGACAGCCTAGCCCGAGAGATGTCGTGGATGTTTTTCGGGACGTTAGCGGACCGCCCGTAGTTCAGCAGATGATCTGTCCCCAAGATGTACATTCCAGAGTATACCGTCTCGATCTCCATCTTGTGCGGGGTGCGCTGGTAAACGCTGCCTGCCCGCTCCTTGTACTTCATCCCCTGAAAGAAGAATCCCGTATTGCCGAAACGATTCTCCTTTTCCTCGAAGAACATGCAATCGACTGACTTGAACTCGAACTCCAGCACCTCCACGGTATACCCACCGTACTGACTCTTGTCAATTTTAGACGGGTAGTAAGGGGCCTTCATCGACCTGTTAGAAGACGCACGCTTGGCGTTCTTCGTGATCTTCTTCAGGTCTTCCTCTGTCAACTGGTCCCCTGCCAATCGCTTCAGCTCCTGCAGAGGAATCTCTTTCACGTGACCTGCATATACGATATCGTCCAAGTTCGGGTCGTCAGTGTAGCTGTGGACGAAGTTGACAGGGTCGACATACTCTACGCGAATGCCGTAGTTGGAGTCGTTCGTGCGCTTCACCACGCTCATGCCCAGGGCTGCGAGATCATTAACGCAGCGACGGAAGGTGTTGTCCTCGAAGTTGTTCCAGGACAAAGTCATATCCGTAGCCACCTGGGCCGCAATTTCTGCGTCGGTCTTGATGTTGGAGTCCATCAAGATTTCTGCTTCCTCAATGGTTTCGGGGAGCATGTCGGGGTCCTCGCCTACTAGCACCTCTCCCGTCAACTCTTTCAGCTTCTGCAACTGGGGGCGGAGCTTGATTTGATTCTTGATCCTGTTCTTCTCTCGGTTCTTCTCAGAAGAGGACAGGGGGTCCACAGCCTCAAGATTCGGGTAGGGATTCCTAGAGAGAATCTTGTTGACTACGATGCGAACGAACTTAGGGAGGATAGGGACCGACGTAAAGTCCAAGTTCATCAAGCTACCATCGCCGTTGTTTGGGTCGAGGGCATTGAGAAGCTGCTTGTAGATGCTGGTGTCTTGCGTGCCGTTGGCGTAATCTCTGTTGCGAGCAAAGATGTTTTTCCTACCCCCGTAAGTCGAAGATGTGCTGTCGGTGCTCCCCCACTGTCCTTCGATGGCCTTGGCATACTTCAGCCCATACTCTTGAGAGATCTTCTCTTCGTATGGGGCCAAGGGATCGGGGAAACCACCTGACTGGTCACTCTTACTGTTATACATGTGGGGTCAAGTAATTAATACCCACAAATATAATAAATCAACCCCTGACCTTATATCGCCTGAAGAAGCGCTTCTCTGAGAAGTTAGACTCCTTCTTTTTTTGCTTCACCTTCTGTGCGGCCAGCAAAGCCAAGCCAGAGCTAATCGTCAAGTCAAACTTGGTTCGGTTGCTAATGTCGTATCCAATCCAATCCTCTAGGGTACGGTTGAAGTACATGCTCCCCACCTCTCCTGTCTCCCTGTTCACGCCTACGTGATCATGGATGTACGCTTCGATAGCCTGGGCGTGGGACTGAATTACGTCTACCGAGTTCGACGGTATCCCCTTGGTCTTCACCTTCACATTCGTATTTGCCGCAAACAGATGTTTGGGCCTGTCCATCAGATACCCGTCGTATCCACGCTGCTCAAAGTATCTAGCGATCCCGTACTTGTTGTTCTCGATTAGGATGGGGTACCCATAGAAGACCGCCGCCATAAGAACGTCTTCGTAAAATATCGAAGCCAGCGGCGGACGGGAAGCGTACTCAAGAACAAACATGTTAGCAGGAACCTCCATATTGAACTTGTTGTACAGATGGAGCGCACCTTTGGATCCTCTGCCATCCACAGTAGCATCGAGATCGTAGCTATCCACGCCACCACAACCAAGGTGAGCATGAGGCGCGATTCTTTTTGTTCGCTCATAGACCTTTATGTTTCGAAGTTCTGGTGGGGGCATCCAAGCTATCTTGAATCTACCTGCAGGGTCTGGGGTGAAAACCACCTCGCTATCCTGCACCCCACCCTTCCAAGAAAGTCGACCAGCAACGACGGGGTTGGGGAATAGGTTGTCGTTGTGTTCTACCTGCTCATAGATCTGACCGATGTTGAACAGGCTCCTTTCGATACTGTCTCTGAAAGCTTCGTCAGTAGTAAACGGAAACTGGCGGATTACCTCGTTCAGTTCCGAGGCATCGTGCTTCAGGCTGTCCCTTTCGTTCTTCAGAAAGGTCTTTGCCCCCATGTGGACGTACTCTCCGTCAATCCCCTCGGTGTGCTCGGCAGGGTCTTCTACTATCGCCCTGCCATAGACATCGAAGAAACCTTCTAGGGATTCGTATGCGGGGATGAACAGCCTGTACAGGCCAGACCTAGTCCTCCCATTCTTGTTCCTCTCCCCAGGGTCCGAGTCTTCCCATAGGTCCTTGTACTCGCTTCCCCCTTTTGCCATGGGGTTGACCGTGCTTCCGACCATGGCCTTCCCCACGATTTTTCTTCCGACGATCAAACACGTCCGCTGGATTCTCCACGCCTCCCTTATGTCTGTGGGTTTTTCCCATTTCCCTGCCTCGTCTAGATACAGTAGGTGTAGCTTCTCTCCGTCGTATGCGTTATTGGTGGTGTTCTTCCAGTTGATGACAGTGTTCAGGGCATCTCCCACCACAGCCGTTTTGTTGTTCTTGGTAATCTTCTTAGACGGTTCACGGAAAGCCAACTCCATGCGGGGGTTTGTGGTGCCGTCTTGGATGGGCTTGAAGAAGAAAGGATACTTACGGAACATGGTCACCACCTTCTTCATGAAGATGTTTTCCTGAGCATCCTTACCTGTCTTGCTCTGTATCCCGACCAGCTTGTCTTTGACTTGCGTGGCTTCGTCTACAATGACTGAAGAACATATGTTGGTGTATCCTGATCTACGGCACTTGGTATATAGCTGTCCAATACAACGAGGGTCCGCCTCACACGCAGCTAAATGTAAGAAGATATCTCTTTGAAACTCAAGGTAGTACGGCGCTCCAATGTCTAGCACCGACCACTGCAGCATCATGTAGTGACGCCCCGTGATGTATGTAGCGTCACCTCGGTTATAAAACCAAACGCCCTCACGCCGACGGCGAAATTCTTCTTCGATGTATGGACGAAACTTCTCTCGAAACTCCCGAGGCATCTCCGCCCACTCATCCATAGAACGAATACGCGATATCTCTGCGGGTAGATCAGCTCTCCTCCAGTGCTGATCCTGCACGGGTAGATCGCAGTAGAGGATCTCTTTGACTTTAGGGGGCTTCGGAAGCACAATGAGAAGGCCACCGATTTCGACGTGGTCACCAGTCGTACCGTTGGGACAAATCGCCACCGCTTTTTCTGCATATCCTTTTACGTCAACTAACATACACGGGGATCATCGCACTATCGTTACGTATCCCTGGATGACGTAAGAGCTGCCAGGCATAGAGCACTGCAGTTGATAGTTGTATACATCGCTAGGGACATAGTATTCATCGCCACCTAACCACACGTCGCTCGGGTCTTCGCTTTCCCAAACTACATCGCCATATCGGGAGTATACGCGAAGCAGCCAGCTCAACCAGCAAGATTCGTTGGTCTCAGCCCCCCACACATCGTTCGTCCCGTCGTTGTC